CCATTTCGCGCCGAAGAGTGGCATCCCGAAACGCAGCACTGGATTCCGCGTCCGGAACATCCTCTTAGCCGGCTGCTGGAAGAGCCCAACCCCGTCTGGCCGCGCACGACGGTTTTCCAGCGTTTTCTGACTGATTTGTTTGTTCTGGGTAATGCGCTTCTGCTGAAGCGCCGTCGCGGCGGCGAAGTCGTAGAGCTTTGGCCCTTGGATGCTGGGCGCATTGCTGTCAGGGCGGGCAACCCCATTGAGGGCTACTACTACTTTACAGACCGAACCATTGGGACGGGCGGCGCGATGGCCATGATTGTCGATTTCAACCGCGCAGCCGAGCGTTTTCCCCCGGAGGATGTATTGCACCTCCAACTGTCCCCCGATCCCAAGTGGCCATTGTGGGGCCTGTCGCCGCTGGCGTCTACCCTGGCGTCCGTGGATATCGACGAAGCTATAACGGCCTTCTTGCA